AAGGTACAACCAACCGCACAAACGAATTTCTTGACCAAGCATTTGTGTGTTTGGGTGAATGCGCGTTCTGCATGGATGGATATGCAGCTTTGGGCAGCCTGTGGTGACAAGTACTTATCACCGCAACAGTTTACCGATTGCCCGTTGTTTATTGGCTTGGACTTAGCCAGTAAGAGCGATTTAGCGGGCAAAGTTAAGGTGTTTTTACGGCCTATTGACGGTGTTCAGCACTATTACATCTTTAGCGACCAGTACATTAACGAAGATACGGCTGAATTACCCAACAATCGGCAGTATTTAGCATGGGCGCGTGATGGTTTTCTGACATTAACACCTGGTAACGTCACTGATTTTGGTCAAATTGAGCAAGATATTCTTGAAGAATACAGTCAATTTGACTTGCGCGAAGTGGGTTTTGACCCGTTTAACGCCGTGTATATTGCTCAACGCTTGCAAGCCGCTGACATTGTGACGGTAGAAATACCGCAACAAGTGCGCTTTTTGTCTGAACCGATGAAGTGGATTGATGTTTTAGTCCGTGCTGGACGCTTGCATCACAACGGCGACCCTGTTTTATCATGGGCTATGTCAAACGTGACGGTTAAACCCGATGCCAATGACAGCATTTTTCCGCGTAAAGACGCGCCAGAAAACAAAATCGACCCTGCCGTTGCACTCATCAACGCCATGTCACGGGCTATTCACTTTGATGAAGTGGGCGGCCTTGATAATAGTGGTGATGCAGCAATGGACGACTACTTAAAAGACTTTGTAAGAGTGAGTAAACGATGACAGTTTGGACATCCATAGCGTCATGGTTTGGTGTTGCTCCTGCCGAGCCAAAACGTGGCCGACAATATGCCAGTGCAGGCGGTGGTGCAACTGCCAAGCCTGTGACGTTTGACAGTGCCATGACCGTTAGCGCGGTGTTTGCTTGTATTCGTTTGTTGGCTGAAATCGTCTCTAGTTTGCCGCTCAATATGTACAAACTGGATGCTGAAGGTAATCGCACTCTTGAAAAAAACCACGATTTAATCAAGTTACTCAAGCACCGTCCTAACCGTCGGCAAACGCGAATTGAGTTCTTTGAACAGTTAATGCTTAACCTTGTATCCAGCGGCAATGCCTATGTCTTGCGCGGCATGATGGGTAAACGTTTAGTGAGTTTACAAGTGCTTAACAGCGGCAGCATTGAGCCTGAGCTACTACTTAATGGTGACTTAGTTTATCACTGGCAAAAATCCGACGGGACGCGCCAAAAATTAACAGAAGCCGAAGTCTGGCACATTCGATTATTTGGCAATGGCCTAGTCGGTTTGTCGCCATTGGCCAATGCCAAAAAAGCCATTGGTGTTGCCATTGCGGGCGATGACAAAATCACTCATTTAATGTCGAACGGGGCAAAACCTACGGGTGTTTTGTTGGCTGAAAACTGGCCTATTAAAACGCAACGTGATGATTTGCGTTCAGAGATGAATGGACTAATCAACGGCGATCAAACAGAGCTTGCCGTATTGGGTGGTGGAATGAAGTTTCAGGCGATGAGTTTAACGCCTGAAGACTTAGAACTTTTGGCGACTCGCCGTTTTAGCTTAGAAGAAATATGCCGAGCCTTTGGTGTGCCAAGCGTTTTAATTAATGATTTATCGGCCTCGACCGTGTGGGGCAGTGGCATTGATTCGATTATTAGCGGCTTTTATAAATTTGTTTTAAGGACGTATTTAGAAAAACTGGAGCTATCTATCGTAGTCAATTTGTTGCCGCGTACTGAGTGGGATATTTACGAATTTGAGTTTGATGCTGACGCGATTTTAAGAGCCAACTTAAAAGACCGTGTTGAATCGGTATCTAAACAAGTGTTATCAGGATTTATGACACCCAATGAAGCCCGCAAAAGTGAAGGCCGCCAAGCTAAACCTAACGGCGATCAGTTACTTGTGCCAAGCAATATGACCACCATTGATAAAATTTTGAATGTTGTACCAACAAGAAGCAAAGATGAGGTTAACAATGACTAAGCTGCATCACCGTAACCGCCGTAAACCGCCTGATGTGCAATGTCGTCGGATGCAAATTGTGCCTAGTGAGTTGCGTTTTACCGCGCCTACGCAAGATGGCGCACCGTACACCTTTGAGGGGTACGCGGTAAAGTGGGCAACGGTCAATAGCCATGGTGAACGCTTCGAGAAAGGTGCATTTTCCGATGTGATTGCCAGTGGTAAACAGGTTCACATGTACTACAACCACGCTTACATGGACTGGCTCACTGGCAATAGTGCTAAACGCATTGGTAAATGGATTGAGTTAGTTGAGGATGACACAGGTTTGTTGGTTAAAGGTGAGTTAACACCTAAGATGTCTCAATCAGAAGATGTTGCTGCAATGTTAGCTCATGGCACGGTTGACGGCCTATCTATTGCCTTCTACGAACCAAGCCCGATGGACGTTATGCAAGATGCCACAGGCTCACGCGTGATTCGACGTATTGATTTATACGAGATTAGCGTAGTTGACGAACCTAGCGACCAAACCGCCCGTATTACGCCTACGACCGAGGCTATTAACGCCGTCCGTAACGCTGACGATGCCAATAATTTGCTAATCAACATGGGTTTGTCCCGTGTGGATGCTGATTTATTGCTTGCCCGTTTGGATGATGTTCTTCATGTGCCAAGTCCTACCAACGAATATCAGTCGGTATTAGACGAACTATCGTTTTAAGTTTTAATGCCTTGATGTTGCCGCGATTAGCGGTTTTTTTTATGCCTTTTTTTGAGAGAAAACACTATGAGTAGCTATAAATCGAATCAAATTGCAGTAGCCGTTCGTCAAATTAACCACCGTGAAGCACCCGATGACGCAACCGCACTGGCCAAAAAACTCAATGAGCGCATGAAAAGTCTTGATGAGTTAATCAAAAAACATCAAGACACGCTTGAAAACGGCAAGCTACCTGATGAAATCCGTAAAAAATTAGAAGCCGATGCCAAAGCAGTGACTGAATTGGCCGCTCGTTTTGCTGAAATTGAGCAAAAGCTTGTCGATCAGGTGCGTAGTGGTGACGCTAATTTGAATGACGTGGGTTCAATCTTGGCGCGTAATACTGAAATTAGCAAACAAGCCACTGCGATTAAAGCGCGTAAGGGCCGTATGCAAATTGACGGCATTCAAGCGCGTAATATCGTCACGATTAGTGGCATGGGTTCTACAGCAACATTAGCCGCGTTAGATGTGCAACGGACTCAAGCACAAGAACAAAAATTAGCATTGTTAGATTTAATTGTTTGGATGCCTATTACCGAAAACTTAGTGCCGTTATTGCGTGAGTCTGCTTACGACATTATGGCCGATGAAGTGGCTGAAGGTGTTCAAAAACCAGAGTCTAATATCACCTTTGGTGTTGAAGACATTACGATCAGTGTCATCGCGCACTGGGTTCGTGTGACTAAACAGTTATTAGATGATATGCCTGCGTTGGCTTCTTATATCGAAGGTCGTTTGGCTTATGGTGTACGTTTGAAACTTGAAGCCAAAGTGATTAACGGCGCGACAACTAGCTTTAGTGGTTTAATGAAAGTCGGCAATAGCTTGGTTGCTTTGCCAGCGACATTGGCAATTGACACAATCAATACCGCTAAATACCAAGTGTGGGGCAGTGGCATTACGCCTGAAGCCGTGGTGCTGAATCCTGTGGACTGGGGAAACATCGAGCGAGAAAAAACAGACGATGGCCATTATTTGTTTGGTACACCAGGCGCGATGGTTCAACCTGTTATTTGGGGTTTGCCTGTTGTTTTGTCTTCTGCCATGCCATTGGGTAAATTTTGGCTAGGCAACTTGACGCTCGGTGTGACGGGTTATGTACGCCAAGACGTGATGGTTGAATTATCAACCGAAGACCGCGACAACTTTGTTAAAAACTTAGTGACGGTACGCGCTGAAATGCGTGCTGGCTTCGGTGTTGCCATTCCTGATGCTCAAGTGACAGGCGACTTGCTCGCTGTTTAAGTTGTTGTTGATTAAAGCCCCTTCATTGGGGCTTTTTTATTGAGGT